AAACATAGAAACAGAAGACCCGCTGGAGTCGTTAAGATTAAGGGTTTGCGGACCTCCGTATCAATTAGATTCAGAGTTTGAATCTACATCTGGATCAATATTTACAAATCTTGAAACAGGTGAAATTTTAGATGGAAAAAAAACAGAAACCGAAGGAATATCCGTGGAGTGGTTTGCCGCTTCTCCGTACGAAGGTAGACGCGGAATTTCAAAATTAAACTTTGGAGGAAACAAAGAAAACTCGCGTGACTATATTTATATGCCATATCTTCAATTTGTATTTTCAAGATACAACGATTTTTGGACAACATATTTCCCGCATTTTGACAGAACTGACCCGCGCAAAGGATTACGCACATATACAAGAACTGGAGACACAAAAAACATCTCAATAAACATTCCAGAGCTTGGATCTGTCAACATGACATTTTATCAAATTATTACAAATAGACAACGATCAATAGATCCTCCGCTGTCAGCTGACTCAGGAGGCGGAGATGCTACATTTTCAAATTGGGATGTTGAGTTATGGGAGAAAGCGGAAGAATAGACCACACCACTCTACACAGGGTCATTTTAGACAATGGTGGAAAAATAGTTGGCGGATATGTAAGGGAGTGGATGGTAAACGGAGAACCGTCCGACCATGGATGGTCTGATGTGGATTGTATTTTTGCAACCCCACAAGGAGAGCAAGCGGCAATCCTTGGAATAAAAGAAAGCTTTGGTGACGAGGCTCCGTCAATCGATGTGCGCCAACAAACAACGCATTTCACCGACTTTTATTGCAATTGCTGGGAATTTGACGGAAAAATAAAAATGATCCATCCAGCAAATTCAAGAATGACATTTGAAGAGCTTGCGGAAGAAACAAGTTCAAAAATTGCCAGATGCATTTATTCTTGGTGGTTTTCCTCGCGACTGCAATATCGCGTAAGAAAACTTATTTTAAGGGGCTGGACTATTCACCACCCCAACAAGGAGCCAGTTTCAAGTGGTTTACTTAATACCACAATCAGGGGTTCAATGGCCTGACAAAGTTTATCTCTCTTGTAACCCCATTAATAAATATTTTGCGCTTGATTCGTTCCAATTTACCCTCATTGGCGATATGATTTATTCTCGGCCTTGAGAGACCAGAATCTCTTGCGGCCTGTTGGACCGTTTTCCATCCTTCAGCGTTCATAGACTCAATTGTGGTTTTTTCGTTTTCGGCGTTGAAGGACGCCCAAACGCTGTCCCAAGACGGGACTACAATTTTAGGAGCGGGCTTTTTTGTTCTACTAGTTTTGCTATGTGTTGTTTCCATGAGAATGAACCTTTGTCTACGGTAAAAGTGAGAAATCCGAAGTCCACCTTGCCAGAGCAGCGCCGAGCCCCGAACTTGCTGCCAGCCCCCTGAAGTGCTGGTGTAGTCATGGCAATCCAGTCATGGCCTCCGCAGAAGTTGTGGTAGTGGACATGGGAGCGCAGGATGACGTTGGCCTTGTGCTGCTCTCCTTCTTCGGTAAGCAAAACATTCCACAGCCTGTCCTTGGCCACTGCTGTATGGCGGGTATGAGGGAGGCTCCCGCTTCCTGCTGGATGGTGCTTGAGATCAAAGACGATTCCTTCGACTTCAATCCAGAGATGGTCGGAGATAGTGGCTCCCACCCGTTCTGCGATAACATTCTCCCAATCCTCTCCATCTGAGGAACTCACATGATAGGGGGTGCCTCTTGAAATTGCTATCTTGCAGTTCTTGGTTTTCGGGATTTGACGGATGATCTTGACGGCCATATCCGCCTGATCCTCCATGTCGGGGGCCAGAAGCTCCGTAGACCCACTTTTCTTGCCCTTGCCATCCACTAGATCCCCGTTGACGAAAATGATGTCGTAGGGGCCATTATGCGAAATCTCGCGGGCATACCAAGTCCAGTGGGCTTTGTTGATCTGAGCCCAGAGAGGGATCTCTCCATTTTCGTCTTTTTCGGGCAACCAGCCTGTTGGGGTTAATCCGACCCTGTGGCCGCAATGGAAGTCCGAGAGGACTGCTATTTTTTTCATAAAGAGAAGTTAGTTGAAGTTGACACACCTATCCGCCATTTCGTTCAAAAGAAATTCGCGGACAGACTCTATGGTCTCTGTGTGCCATTCGGGGTCGGAGCCATATTTAACGTGGGATCGGAAGCGGTCCTCCATCCTGCACAAGATTGCATAGATATCCCCTGCTTTGTGGGCCATGTCGCATTCGACCTGCTCTTCTGGCAGGTCAAAGATCAGTGTGGATTTTGGCATAGGTCTAAAGGTCTTTAATGACTTTTTTCAAATCCCCGTCATCCAAATCGTCATCGTCCTCATCCTCTTCCTGCCCATAAAGGATGTCATGGATATTAGAGACAATGCCTTCGATAGCATAGTCATTGCCAAATTTGAGAAAGGCGTTCTTGGTTTCAGTGCCATCTTGGAAGGTAGCCACCACAAACCCCGAATCAAAGTATTCGACAAGCTCAGAACATAGCTTGTCCAGCACCTTCTGGAGTCTTTGGTCATGGACGGCCATTTCAATCGATTTGTTCTCGGCAATCTTTGCATGTCTTGATTACTCCGACATGGGACACCAAGATTTGTTCAATCTTTTCTGATCCACAATATGGACAGGTTTTTGCTTCGGGCTTTTTGTAAACCTTCTTCTTTTTATCTTTCATGCCTTGTTTGATGGATTGATTCTGATGTAATTCCTTACCAATGAGGAAGTTCTGGTCTTTAGCCAAACGCCGTCACCAGAGGTGGAATCCCGCAATCCTGCTGGCCCAGTATTCCCCTCTACGCATTGGAATTTTCCACTGGGCAACACCTTGGTCACGATCCCGATATGAGAAAAGTCAAAGATAGCGAAGTCTCCCGCTTGGGGTTTTGCCTTGCGGGATAGCACCTTGGTCGTTGCGGGGCGGTCTTTGGCCCATGAGATATAACCAAACGCCGCAGCAGTCTTCGGTCTCCATTGCTCTGGAGTTATTTGCTTTAGTCCGAGCCACTTGGCGCTCTCCTTGTCCTTTAGCCACTCGCGAATAATCCAGCAACACAGCGCGGCACACCACGGCCAAGAGGCGGGTTTGAGATTGGTGGCCCCTTGATACTCCCTAATCTTTGGCCCGTTGTTGTTTCCGCCCACCTCCTTGACTCCGACCTGAGATTTGGCGATTGCCACCAGCTTTTCTAGCGGGCTTTCTTCTTTCTTTTTGGCGGGAGGAACGCTCACTGAGTTCTCCTTGGATTCGGATGGCAAGTTCGGCAAGGACTGCACTTGGCCAATATCTAAGCTTTTTTGCCCAAAGAGTTTCTGGATTAACTTCCACATGGGTTGATTTCACCCATAAATTCTACCACTTGCAAACCCTTTTTCCAATATCCCAATTCCTAGAAATCCGTTCCACCTCTGACTCCGATGGTGATGGAAGTTTTTCCAGCATCGCCCCGCTTTCCTTTGATTGTGATTTTGAGGGAAGAGAGTAAACGGACAAGGAAACTTCTGCGATCTTCTTCGGGCGGGGTTGGGACGAGGATGGATTTAAGTAGTTCATGGGACAGGGGTTTCACTTTTTCTTACGGGCGGGCTTGCGACGATGCACTGCGCCTTGAAGCTCAATAGCCCTGCGAACCTCGGTATAGGTGATCGGGCCAGCAACTCCGTCAACGTCTGTATTTACCAATGCTTGGATTTTCTTAACGCCCTTGACGTTTGCCTCGTTAGTGACGTAATTAACAATGGAGATAATAAACGCCACAATGAATCCAGTGAGGCTCACTTGATCGACGGACTCGGCCAGCTTGGGATCAACCATGGCAAGCTTGGAGACAATAGCCGCAATACCAGCGGCAATGAGGGGGGTTAGGAACCCTCCCGACTTGGAGACAAGAAATGCAAGGATCTTATCTTTCATTTGATTATTCCTCGGACTTAATCTTCTGAACCGCCGACTCAACAGTGAATCGGATCAGGGACTCGGAGGCATCAATGCCATTGCGAACAGCGGCAGTGGTGAGCTTTTTAACGGCAGCTTCGCGTTTTTGCGCCCCAGTTTTGCTAGAATCGGCAAGTTCGCGGACAATGTCCAAGGCTAGAGGCAGAAGGGCTGAAGCTCCATCAACGATGATTTGTTTGAGGATGGGGGCATAAAAATTCCAGATAAGGGAAGGAATGCCAGCCAGTTTTGCTAGGAATGATTTCATGGTTTTAAAGCTAGACTAGAATCCCTTGGATTTCAAGTAATCTTCGATTCTTTTTGTGCGTTCGTCAATACGGGCCAAGGTCTCGGATCTCTCTTGGTTTTCCTTATTGATCATTTCAATCCGCGCATCCTGTTTAGCATCATTGGTTTGGATGTGCCTCATTTGTTCTGGCAATACAATCCACCCATTGAGGGCCGAAAACAAAGTAATCATCAAAGCAACTCCCGCAATCAACTCACTCATCGTGAGTTTTACTCCGCGCTCCATGCCCCTGCGTCTTGGTATTTCTTCGATGCTCATAGTGCTACACGGTTGTTTTAATTAAGAAAGATGGTCAATGATGGACGCAACCTTGTAACGCCAAGGCCAATCAATGTAGGTGGCGAGGTTGGCGGGATTGGCCGTGTCCCCACGATAGGCTGCTGCGATATGGCCTAGTGCCACGTTCTCACTCCAGTCGGTGTGGTTCGGGGTTTCGGGGGTCAAAGCTAAATCTGTTGTACTAAAATCCCCGATCCATCCAGTGGCAAGCCAAGGATAAGATACATTAGAAGAAGACGTAACAACATTACCATCTGCCAAAATAGTCCACTTGCTATTTCCACTATCCCAGCTTATTGAAAAATTTATGTTTAATTCATATTTGGGACGGCCACCTTCAAGCCCGACATAAGCATAACTTCCATTGGCGCTTGCTGCACCAGAAACAACAACTGTAGACTGTGCAACGTCTCCAGAAACAGCATTGTAGATATCACTCCAAGCGTAGTTCTTGGGG